TTCCCAATATTTATAGAGCTGTAAAGCCTTTCTCCGAAGCTCTGGAAACTCATATCTATCTTTTACAGCGTCTAAAAGAAGTAATTGTGCTCCTTTGTCTTCCGAAGGGAAGAATATTCCCCAAGTCGTGATGGCAGAATAGTCCGCAGTCTCTGATTTCAAAAAAGCAGTGTCATAACTTTGAATAACATGTTGTAGAGGCGGAATTGTGTCCGATTTCCATTTTCGCCACCATTCACGTTTAATGATTGCCCCTTCTTCACTCGTTGGGTGCTGCATCCACTGCGCATTCCACTTTTGGACTGGTAATGTTGCTTTTACCTTCTCTAATTCTTCTTGATTCCAGTATTCTGGCCAAACCGGTGCTCCGTGGTCCATGATTGCCGGAAATTCGACCACTTCCCACTGATCGCCTTTCACTTCTTTTTGATTCTTTAATAACATTGCAGTTAAATCTTTTGTGGACCAACGAGTCATAACACAAACAATCTTGCCACCCGGTTGAAGTCTTTGACGAGGACCTGATGTGTACCATTCATAAGCATTCTCTAATGCAGATGGCGATAGTGCATCTTGTTCCGAGTGTGGATCATCAATAATCAGTAAATCCGCACCACGGCCCGTGATCGCTCCGCCAACACCAGCTGCAAAGTATTCTCCACCCTGAGCAGTCTCCCAACGTCCTGCAGCTTTAGAATCTTCCATTAATCTTGTATCAAAAATTTTGTGATATTCTTCGCTATCAATTAAGTGCTTGGCTTTTCGACCAAACTTAATAGCCAATTCTCCTGTGTGCGTGGCTTGAATGATTTTTAATTTCGGATTACGGCCCACCATCCACGATGGCAGCAAAAAAGACGCAAATTCTGATTTTGTGTGTCTTGGAGGCATATTCACGATTAAACGTGAAATTTTACCATTTGCCAGATCATTAAATTTCTTTGCAATATGGCGATGATGTGCACCTTCAATAAAATCGGGCCAAACGCACTTAACAAAGCTTAAAAAGTCGTTTTTTGCCTTATTTTGTATCTTCTTTTCAGCATGCTGAACTTGCAGTTGTTTAAAATGTTTTCTAACGTCTGAAGGAAGTTGGCTAATATCTACATTATTTAAATTCATACAAAATTTTTTAAAATTTTTTCGCACTCTCAATGAATGTGAAGAAGTTTTTAACACGATTGACACTGTAAATCAATGTATAAAGGGAAAGATTTTGGGACCCCTTTAAAAAAAATGGGGTATGGGGTGTGCTGTCTTGTCGCGTTTGAGATCCGTTCTGGGTCCTACCTCGTGAGCCCGGCGAAGCCGGGCGAAAAATTTGCTGCGACATTTTGTCGCACCTACTATATGTTGTATACAACTTATAGTTGTATACAATATGTCGTACCCCCGAAGGGGGTGCGACATATTGACGCATTGACAACTATTTACTTGACACGAAATAATCAACAGCTTTTTGTGCTTGTGCAAATGCTGTTGCGATTAAAGTGTAATCTTGTTTTAATGCTTTGATCCAACTGTTTAAATACTTCGAGTGATTATCTCTTACAGTTTTTTCAATGTTGAATTCATGACCTAATAATATACTTCCAATTTCTGCAACCAATTCTTCAAATGCATATTCAGTAGTATGTGAACCAAACTTATTTAAGTTTGTTTTAATTCTATTAGTCCGTGATTCATGTCCAGTTGAATGTGTTAGTTCATGAAACAAAGTAGAATAATAGTGAACTGTTGCATTAGATTCTTTAGTGTCTTTGAAGTTGGTTTTATATTCCATGTTGATATAATCTTTTTTAGGACTATAAAAACAACCTTTGTTTTCATCATGTTTTAATTCAACCTTTGTAGCTTTTACAAAGTCATCAATTAATTTAATTGAGTATTGTTTACCAGTTTTAAAAACTGGAAGTTTATATTCACCCTCAATAAATTTAACATTGTAAACTCTAGAATATAAACAAAAAGAACTTACAACAACTTGTTTACCTTTAAATCTTTTTGATTCTTCTGTGATGTTTTTCCAAAAAGTAATTGGAAGTGAAGGTGAACCTTTAACAACTTTGCATTTTAAAGTTTTCCATTGTTTTTCAGTTGCATAGATTGCATGAGCATATTTATTTTTATCAGTATCAAACATTGTAAGAAATAAATTTGAACCTTTATAATAATTACCTGTTAAAGCATTTTTACCTATTCCAGTTTTTCTTTTAAATGGGCTGTCCCATTTTTGCTTGCTTTTTGGGTTTTTTAATTGGGCTTGCATAGATGCAATTATTTTTTCCGCTGTTGGTTTAATTGCTATGTCTGTGACTTTATTTATTTTCATTTTTCTCCTTTATTTTTATAATGCCATTATATCAGATAGTTAGTGATTTGACCATATGCCAAATTGTCGCAGGGCGACACAACCTGTAATTGTGCTTGTAATATTCTGTAACATTTTGTGATTTGTAATTTACTATGACTATGATAATATGTGACATTATGTTAAAACAAATAAAACAAATAAATGAAACATTAAAAATAGGTGATAAATTCACTATTTATTATGCACCTACATTTACAAAAGATGGTCAAGATCAAACTTCAATTTATGATCCACACCAATACGAAGTGAATGTACGTTCTGCAATTTGGACAAAAGATTGTAAGATAAATAGAACAGGATCATTGACCTATTTTGATGTTGAAAAAAATGCTTATAGAACGGCAATTCAAACATTACAATCTATAAGAATTTATATTAATAAAACTATGTATGTTTGGAAGGAGAGTAAATAATATGTCAAATAATAAAGTATGGTTAGTAATTGAAAAAACTACTTATGGTGAAAATAGTCATGGTTATTCAATTACAAAAACAGCAAATACGATTGAAAAAGCAGTTAGTTATAAAGTACATCTTGACGCATTAAATGACAGCAAGAATAAAAGTTATTTTTTAGCTAGTGATGTTGATACTGTGTTAGAGAATGTAGCACATCATCACAATAAAGCAGTTGAAAACGGGAGTTATTACAAAAACCACCCAGAAGTAAAATTGCCAGAAGAAGCAATTTAGTCAATAAGACATAATGACCCTGCGACAATTTGTCGCAGGGTTTTTTTATGTTAATTTTCCAAAATAACCTCCAATCTTCAAGCTACAGGGTTCAAGCTCCAAGCTACTTGATTAAGACCATCTTCTTACAATCCTCATCAGTTTCAACTGAACGAACATTATAAATCTTATAACCATCACCTTCAACTTCATAAGATTCCAAAGCCACTTTGTAGTCATCAGGGAATTTTTTCAATTCCCTGATTATATCTTTTACCCTTAACGACATCTTACTTCTTCGGTTTAGGTAAAGCTGGAAGTTTTTGTTCCCAAGACACTCCAACAAATTGAAACAAGTTATCCAATGATGATTTTAAATCATCAGATACAGACGCTTCAGCAACCAAGTCTTTAGCTTTAGTTTGCAACGCTTTAAGGTACGATAAACGCTTACCTTGTTCAGTTGTTTCAGCAAATTGTTCTGCTTGTTTTTCTGCCCATTTTTCTAGCTGACTAATACAATCCTTGACCGAGATACTATTCTTCTCATCTCTATCAAATTTGTATTCTTTAGCTTTACTATAAGACACAATACTTGATGCCTTATTATTGAAAAAAGTATAAGCAAGTCTTGATGCCTCCCTTTTCTCATCTTCAGCTTTTTCCAGTCTTGCTATGACCTTATCTGCACCTATTGACTTTGAAAAAGACTTAGTACCCTTATCAAGTATTTTATTTACAGTAGTCTTAATCTTCAGTTCTTCACGTTCTATTTCAGGTTCTAACTTCGTTTCAATCTTCTTTTGGAAGTGTTCTCGCTGATATAGTTTTAGCTCATTTGCTTTTGCCATATTGTTTTCTCCATTTCTGTCATATATTATATATGATATGAACTCAAAAGTCAATGGACAAATTGACACAGGGCTGCGACATATTGACGCAGCGACAATTTAGTTCTTGACAGGTTTCTTGTAATATTTGGTAATATTATGTGATTTGATTTCCACGACCAATATGATATTATATGATTATGTTAAACAAAAAAATAAAACATAAAAAATACGAGGCTGAAGTCGTGAGACGAAAGCAAGGAATTGAGGACGCAAGGGACGAGAGAGAATTGCGTGAATCTCAAGACCAAAGGCAAAACAGTTTTGTAGAGAATTTTGAATCTGGTGAATTAGTTCACTAGCTTTCAATAGGGACAACTTCTGGTTGTGTTGAACACTGGCTTTAGCCTTGCTATCGGCACACCAGAACTGATCCCTGATCTCTATTACTGGTGATGTCTATAGAACATCTATTGGGAAGAGGGATCTGGGATCAGGTGCGAATTCCAGGTTGATCTCTGGTAATCTCGGTAATGATGTTTGCTTCGCCCGAGGCACCTGACCAAAGGTGATACAGCAATCCTGTTACAAAGTTAAATCTTTGGCTAAAACACTGGACTTGTAAGTTGTGAACTTATTGGCACTGACTAGCGCCAACCGAATATGTCGAGTTTAAGCTGGTCAAAGCCTCAAGCCTCAAGCGCCTGCGACATATTGTCGCGCGTCATATTCCTTCTTGACACGAATTGCCATAATGTTGCCATAATTGTCATGTATAATATATGATAACAAAAGGATAGAAATGGATACAACACAACTAAAAAGAATAGCGGATGCAATAGAAGAGATCTTGCGTCTTGTTAAAAAAGATATGGAACCACGAACCAAAAAAGAAAGCAAATAATATGGGCTATACAAACTATTGGCACCAACACAATGACTTCACCGATACGGAGTGGAGTCAAATCAAGCAAGAGTATGAGTACATTAAGGAAGCCTGCGAAACCATTATTGTTGATCAATCAGAAAATAAAGATGAAATAATATTTAATGGTATGGCAATTAAAGGTCTAGATCATGAAACATTTGTCCTTAATAAAAATACAAAGACTAAAAAAGATTATAAAGAGCAAGACCTATCTTTTAATTTTTGTAAGACAGCAATGAAGCCTTACGATCTGGCGGTGTGGCATTTACTCTGTTTTGTACAGAGGATCTGTCCAGACTTTTCAATATCGAGGGATCGATGACAAAGGACAATCAATTGGATAATCCTCACTCTGGGGCCGCGACAGCGGCCCCAGTAAACGTGCGACATTTTGTCGCGCGTCAATATGACATATTGACAAAGGCCTCAAGCGCCAAGCCACAAGCCACAAGCAGGCGCCATAATGTTGCCATAATTATAATGTATAATATATGACATGCTAAAAAAAGAAGCTCATAAAATCACTGGTGGTTTAAGCAAACCATCCAAGATGCCTGGGCCGGCGTATAATCTGCCGGCCATCAGGTGCAAAACTGGGTCTAAGCTTAGAAAAATAAAAAATTCTGTATGCTCTGGCTGTTATGCATTAAAGGGGCGTTATGTCTTCCGGAATGTTCAAAATGCTTTAGAGAAGAGATATCAGAGCCTGGACCACGTGCAATGGACCGAGGCCATGACCGTATTGGTTAAGGACCATCCCTGGTTTAGATGGCATGATTCAGGCGATGTTAGAGATCTAGATCATTTACACAAAATTTTTAAAGTATGTACAGAGACACCGCAAACTAAACACTGGCTCCCGACTCGTGAACCATGGGTACAAAAAATAGAAAAAGAAAAAATTCCAAAAAATTTATGTATCAGAGTATCAGGGGCCATGATCGATGGGCCCAGCTCCAAGGCATGGCCATGGACAAGTACTGTCTCAACGAAGAGCAGGAGCTGCCCCGCCGCGGATCAAGGCAATGAATGCAAAGATTGTCGACAATGCTGGGATAGGGACACAAAAAATATTACATATGGTAAACACTAGTTCTCCTAGACGTGCGGCAAATTGCCGCACGTCAATATGTCCTATTGACAAAAGCTCCAAGCTCCAAGCTCCAAGCTCCAAGCTCCAAGCTGCGACGTTATGTCACATTGACACAAGATGTAGGGGTGCGACGATATGTCATATTGACAGAAGCTCCAAGCAACAAGCTTCAAGCCCCAAGCAGCAAGCTTCAAGCTCCAAGCCATCCCTGACCAGTTCCCTGATCCGTGAACCACGGTACATGGATATTGGAAAAGTTTTAGAAGCTCGAGGACCGAGGGCCTCGGCTATGATAAATGTGTTGTGTGGATGCTTCACGTGGAACGCAATTTGGTGTGGTGAAAATTTTAATTTTTTACCTTTTGTAACTTTTAACTCTACTGTGAAAAAGTGGCCAGAACTATTATAGCCCAATAGATCAGGAGTACCAAGAGAGCTAAGGTTTTCAATCCTAATCCATGAAATTCCCTTAGATTTTTTACGAAGTTTTTGATATAATTTTGCCTCTGGACCCATGTCTTTATCGAGGTTACAACCCCGTTCATTAGTAGGTGTTTTTAAGCTTAGGAGGAATAATAAAATTCTTTTTAGTTTCGCTTTTTAATACTAATCGATGCGCAGTACCACTGTGACCTATAAGAGGAGTAGAATGCTCATGAACTTCCATTCGTTTTATCTCTTCCAAGTAACCATCTTTCTCTACCATAACAATAGCATTAGAAATAGCATTTCCCTGACGACTACCATCTGATTTTGCTTCAGTAAATTTAGATAAATATTGTTGTAAATCTTTTACTCTCATAATCCGGCTGTTCTAAACTTATCTTCGTGTCTCTTAATATAGTCACTTATCTGACCAGATAATTTTTTATTATCTTCCTCAACTTCGGTAAGTCTTGTTTGAAGTTTTCCATTTAATTCTTGATGAAGTTTATTAATTTCTCGCGCCTCTTTTAATTTAACTTCCAATGCCCGCATTTCAGGTGAGTTATTACCAATTCCTTTAATAATTGTATTTTCACCTTCAGCTTCTTCAGCTCTCTTTTTTAATTTTTTATTTTCCCTTTGAAATTTATCATTAATATCAAGAGCAATAGATAATGACTTTTCCAATTCTTCAACTCTTCTGGTTAAATCTAATTCTCCCCTATCTTCCTTTATAGCTGCCATAATACAAACTTCTTCTTTCACTTTCTTATAATATGTTTTCTTAATGCTCTAACTAATCTTTCAATATTATCTATAATATCAATTAGAGTTTGACTTTTAATGAAATGCTCTTCACGTTTTATTTCATCATACTCTTTAAGAGGTATAGTAACAGTACGTTTAGATACTGCCGATTCATCCTCATAAGTAGCTTGTTCTGCTACTTCTTTACTATCTTCTAAATTATCTTTCATTATTGACATTTTATAATAGTTACCTTAAAATGTCAACATGGGAGTTCCAAAAAGATTAACAGAAATGCAAAAGAGATTCGCCGAATTTATAATATTCGGTGGAGCTGATGGGCCTGTATCACAAGGAGAGGCAGCTAAACTAGCTGGTTATAGCCACAAGAGGTGTAGACAAGAAGGGTCTGAGCTTATGAATCCTAGACTATCCCCACTAGTCGTAAGATATATAGGGCAATTAAGAGAAGAGAGACTTAGAAAACATGCTGTTACTTATGATGGTCATGTAGCTGAACTAGATAGAATTAAAAATCTAGCA